GAATCCGTGGCATCAACAGCAAAATCAGAGGTGGAGAAGTTCAACACACGGGTGTTGTACCATTTCTCAAGAAGTTTGAAGCAACTGTCAGATGTTGCACGCAAAATGGCATACGAGGTGGATCCGCGACGGTCCACTTCCCAATCTGGCACCAAGAAATAGAAGACATTCTAGTTCTCAAAAACAACAAAGGAACTGAAGATAATCGAGTTCGTAAACTTGATTACAGTATTCAAATTTCTAAGTTGTTCTATGAAAGGTTTATTAAAGATGAAGAGATTACTCTCTTCAGTCCCCATGACGTACCTGGACTTTATGATTCCTTCGGACTCGCTAGTTTTGACGATCTATATGTTTCATATGAGAAGGATCCGTTTGTTTCGAAAAAGACTATTAAGGCACAGGAACTCATTCTCAGTCTCCTTAAGGAAAGGGCTGAAACAGGTCGTATTTATATTATGAATATTGACCACTGCAATTCTCATAGTTCTTTTAAAGATAAAATTGAGATGAGCAATCTCTGTCAGGAAATTACTCTTCCAACTTATCCTATTCAACACATTGATGATACAAGTGGTGAGATCGCTCTTTGCATCCTTTCTGCCGTTAATGTCGGTAAGGTGAAGTCTGATGAAGAACTTGAAGAACTTTGTGACCTTTCAGTTCGTGGTTTGGATGAGTTGATTGACTATCAGAAATACCCCGTAGCAGCGGCAGAAATCGCCACCAAGGCACGTCGTTCACTTGGTATAGGGTTTATTGGTCTTGCACACTATTTGGCAAAACTTGGATTTAATTATGGAGACCAAGAAGCATGGGATGCGGTTCATGGTCTTACTGAGGCATTCCAGTATTATCTACTGAAAGCATCTAATCAACTTGCTAAAGAAAAGGGTCACTGTGAATACTTTGGACGTACTAAGTATGCCGATGGAATTCTTCCAATTGACACTTACAAAAAAGATGTAGACGAAATTACTTCTGCTAAATTGGAACATGATTGGGAAACTCTTAGAGCATCTATCTTGGAACATGGACTTAGGCACTCAACTCTGTCCGCACAGATGCCATCGGAGAGCAGTTCCGTTGTGTCAAACGCAACTAATGGAATCGAACCCCCAAGAGATTATTTGTCCGTTAAGAAAAGTAAAAAAGGACCACTTAAGCAAATTGTTCCCCAATATCAAACCCTCAAGAACAATTATACGCTTCTATGGGATATGCCTAACAATACTGGTTATATTAATATTGTTGCTGTGATGCAAAAGTTCTTTGACCAAGCAATCAGTGGTAATACCAGTTATAATCCGGAGAACTACCCAAATAATGAGGTTCCTGTAAGTGTCTTAGCACAAGACCTTCTTACTTGTTTCCGTGCGGGTTGGAAAACAATGTATTATCAAAATACTTACGATATTAAGACTGATGAGATAGTTGAGGAAAAACCAAATCTCAAATCACTTCTTCAAGAACTTTCCGGTGCCGAAGAGGAAGATTGTGAAAGTTGTAAAATTTGACTATGGTAAATAATCTATGTGAAGGAGACGAGTATGCAGTTTAAGATTTCTTCCACGGAAGACAACCAAACACAAATTAAAGGAATGACTGTTTTTAATACGGAACAAGTTAATACTAAAAAACAACCAATGTTTTTTGGAAAGCCTTTAGGAGTTCAGAGATATGATTCCTACAAATATCCTATATTCGATAAACTGACTACTCAGCAACTAGGATACTTCTGGAGACCCGAAGAGGTGTCCCTCCAGAAGGATCGTGGAGATTATCAAACACTTCGCCCAGAGCAAAAGCATATCTATACTTCTAATTTGAAGTATCAAATTATGCTAGACTCCATTCAGGGTCGTGGTCCTGGCATGGCGTTCATTCCATACTGCTCACTTCCTGAATTGGAAGCATGTATGGAAGTGTGGGGATTCATGGAAATGATTCACTCGCGTTCATATACTTATATTATTAAAAATGTGTATTCTGATCCAAGTGAGGTGTTTGATAAAATTGTGACTGATGAGCGTATTCTGGAGCGTGCTAAAAGCGTTACAGAATCTTATGATGACTTCATACAATCATCCCATCAATATGGCGCATCCGATGCTTGGATGCATAACCTCGAAGGAGTATCATACGCAAAGGAAACAATCAATGATGTTAAACGAAAATTGTACAGAGCAATCGCAAACGTTAATATTCTTGAAGGTATTCGCTTCTACGTTAGTTTTGCTTGTAGTTTCGCCTTTGGCGAACTTAAGCTTATGGAAGGATCCGCTAAAATCATTAGTCTCATCGCAAGAGACGAAAACCAACATCTAGCCATTACTCAGAATATTCTGAATAAGTGGAGAGATGGTGATGATCCAGAAATGAAACAGATTATGAAAGAGGAGGAGGAATGGACATACGCTATGTTTGATCGTGCTGTAAATGAAGAAAAGAAATGGGCAGATTATCTGTTCAAAGATGGAAGCATGATTGGACTAAATGACAAACTTCTTCAACAATATGTTGAATGGATTGCAAATCGTAGGATTAAGGCAATTGGTCTTAAACCACAATATGATATTGCAGCAAATAATAATCCTCTTCCTTGGACTTCTCATTGGATTTCTTCTAAAGGACTTCAAGTGGCACCCCAGGAAACGGAAGTCGAGTCATATGTAGTGGGGGGAATTAAGCAAGATGTTACCAAAAATACTTTCGCAGGATTCCAATTATGATGAATGGTGCGAGCAGGAAATCTTGAACGCATATAAAGAAGCAGCGGAATGTGATGAATATTTGTTTGGAGATTATGATTATTGTAAAGAGTGGATTGATATAACTGCTTAAAATATTATAGATATGGGAGAGTAATCTCCCATTTTTTATGCCTAAAAATCAATTCAATAAAGAAGAACTTAAAGTTCGGGTATTAAAATTAAAAGATAAACTTTATAAGGACCATATTCGTCCAGAAATGGATATGAAAGGACTTGCTCATAAATATCTGAACGAAGTCCTTGATATAATTGATGAGTACAGATATTGACTATGACAATCCATGGAGTTATAATGGGAATCCTTTTACTAGTGCTGACATAGGAGACTACTTTGGTTTTGTTTATCTAATAGAAAATAAATTAAACGGTAGAAAATACATAGGAAGAAAGTACCTTTGGCAGTTTAGAACACCAAAAGGTAAAAAAAGAAAAGTAAAATCAGAGTCCAATTGGAAGGAATACTATGGGTCTTGTCCGGAACTTAAAGAAGACATTGATAAATTGGGCAGAGAAAATTTTAGTAGAACTATCTTATCATTACATAAAACAAAAGGCAAAACAAACTTTGAGGAGACCAGACGACTCTTCATCAATAATGTCCTCACCGAATCCCTTGACAATGGAGAACCAGCGTTCTACAATAGCAACATCCTCGGAAGATTTTACCGAAAAGATTATTATGAATGCAACGACTGAAGATATTGTGGCACATGTAAGAACTTGGTCTCTTGATCGTGCAGCAGATATGAATATTGATAAAGAGGATGCTCGTGCTATTCTTGCAGAGTTTTATGAATGGATTGAACCTGAAGGAGATGAACTTGAGATTGTTTCTTTAGAACCAGAATCTTGACAGATCCTAAATATTAACTTATTATGTAAAATCCCTATTATGAGTAGGGTTCTTTGTTATGAGACTTTGATTTTGATTTAGAGCCGTGGGTGCTGCCCCTGAGAAGGGGAACTTCTCCTTTACCTATACGGATGTAGAGTTCAATTAATTTTAATGCTTTTTAAAACACTTTCATTTTTTGCTATTGCTACTGTAGGATTGGCACCCCTTCAAGCAAAAGCAGCGAGCGGATGTTCCCTCGCATCACATTATGGGATCGGTGACGGATATCACGGGCAGACAACTGCCAATGGTGAAAGATTCAATGCTTATGGAAATTCAGTTGCACATCGTTGGCTTCCATTCGGAACAAGATTAAGAGTTACTAATCAACGAACAGGTAAGTCGGTAATTGTGCGTGTAAATGATCGCGGTCCTTATATCGCGGGTAGAGACCTTGACCTTTCTTATGGTGCATTCTCTACTATTGCTTCACCAAGTCAAGGTGTTGCTAGAATTTGCTACTCGCTGGTATGATTGACTGAAATTAAATAATAAATAGAGGAGGGCGGTTGCTACTCCTCTTTTTTTATGCTTAATTTTAACTTCGGTAAGAAGAAACCAGATAAGAAGCAGATAATCCTTATAAGCGCCATACTCAGCGGTATCGTAGCAACCCTCTCCCAATGCTCCGGAGTCCCTTCAGAGCGTCTCTGGGACCTTCTAGACGAGGTACAGAGGTCTCTGTTCCCCCAGACCATTATCAACGATGTCCTGCTCCAAGACCCTGGTGTGGTGGAAAGAAGAATTGAAAGAGATGTAGATAAAGCAATCAGAGAATATGAACGCTTGACAAGAGACTCAGAACCATCTAGAGTACCTTTGCCCAGGTTGATAGAGAAAGATATAGATACCTCTAAGTGTTATAGTAAAGAATGTAAGTCTTTAGGTGGAGAAATGAGACTTTGTGCTCTTTGGAAAGAAGATTGCATTTAAAAATATATAAATAACACATCCTTAATATTTACTTAAAGGTTATTATGTCTGTATCACAAGAACTCTTAAATGCT